CCTCCTGGCGGCAGAAGGGCCCGAGCCCGAAGCAGCTCGCGCTGCTGAAGAAAATGCGCGTGCCGCTGCCGCCCGGTCCGCTGACGGCCGGGAAATGCTCTGACCTGATTGACTTGGCGATGGCACGGAGGGGGAGACGATGAACGCGAAGACGTATTCTGCATGGCTGTTAATGAAGCAGTGGTGCGAGCAGAACCCAGGAAAGCCGGCGATGATTGACACGGCTGAGGGCATGTTTACCATCACGTTCACGCCGCGCGATATTAAGAAACTGACGGGAATAGCGCGCAGGGGGCGCTGCTAAATGGATATGGGATTTGCGATCCTGTGCTACGTGGTTGGGTTGGCGACGGGCATTGTCATCACCGCGAATGTTAGACACTAGATTTTGGGGCCTTGTGTTTTTGGAGCAGAGAGTTTTAAGGTAGGCGCTCGTCGGAAGGACTGAATCCCCTCCCGGCGAGCTATATCCGCGAACGGTGAAATGACCACCGGCAGCGGGTGAAGAGACTGCCATCTTACCCCGTTTCCCTACGTCCATCACAGTCCGCCAATTAATAAAACACTCAGCCGAGAGCCCACGCCATCGGGGCCGAGTGTGTTCTGGCTCGCTACCGGGAAGCTGCACAGCGAGCATGGTGGGGCCGCAGGGTCACAGCCAGCAGGGGAAGCCGTGCGACGGCTCGCAAGTGTGATCCATCCTCCGCGCCGTCGTCACGTCAGCGGGGGGCCACGAACGGGCGACGGCTACGGCTGCTCGAACCGTCTACCGAGGCCGGCACCCCTTCTCCAATGGGGTGCCTCTGCCTCGGTGGGCTCAGGCATTGGCTGCTGGGGAATTATGAAAACACTACGCGGCGCGAGAGGGCAAAACGGGAAAATCTCAATAGGGGCCAAAATGGCCGGGCCTATCGTCGACGAGACGACCACGCTCGGGCAAGCCAAAGCAGCGAAGCGGCTCGGGCTGACGTTCAGCAAGGAGTTTAATCTCGACGCGCACCGGGCCGAGCGCCGCCAGCGCCAGCGCGAGGGGCTGAACGGCATCGCCAAACACCACCAGCGCCTCTACAATCCAACCCCTCGACTACGGAAGGTAGGACACAATGGCGGACAGTGAAAAGCAGACGATCGAGAAACTGAAGCCGCTGGTCGCGAAGCTGCGCGAGCTGCAGACGGACATCGCTGCGGTCACCGATGAAATCGACGCGCTCCTCGGCGGGGGCGCGGGGATTGGTGCGCTCCTGAAACGCCTCGAGGAGACGTTCGGCGCCCTCTGGCGCAGCCGCTACGGCGTGCCGTTTTTTTGGACCTACACAAAGGATCGGCCGCAAATGAAGCGGCTGATCAAGGCGCTGCCAGTCGAGGAGATCGAAGCTAGAATGTCGAGCTTTCTCAAAAACCAAGATCCCTACTTCGTTGGCGCGCGGCACACGTTCAGTCTCTTCGTCGCCACAATCAACAACCACGCCGGGCTCGCCGCGCCGGCCGACCTTGCGCTCTCCGCTCCGCCGGTTGGATGCCGACACACCCCAGCTTGTGTCAGCGATCAAGCCTGCACGAAGAAAAAAGCAGCCGAGGTCCGAGGATGAATCCGCACGGTCGCGGACCAGACAGCCCGAACTGGAGGGGTGACGACATAACACAGAGCGCCGGGCACCAGCGGTGCCGCGTTTTGTATCCCTCGCCGCTCGGTCAATGTGAAGGGGAAGGCTGCAAGCGCCAAGCGGTTGAACGCCATCACCGCGACGGCGACGCGCGGAATAACGTCCGGTCGAATGTCGTCTTCACTTGCCGCCGGTGTCACGTTGTCGGCGACGGCCGCATTGTGAAGTTTATTATCGCCGGGGCCGTGAACGCCGCCACGCGCCGAGGCGTCAAACGGACGGCAGAGGCTCGCGCTAAAATGAGCGCAGCCAGACGGCAGCTCTGGGCTGACGGTTATTACGCGAATAGGCGGAGGCCCGCATGACGGGGAAAAAAGCGCCCGCCCCAGCACCAGCCACGCGGCCGCCGCCCGATCGCGCGCTCCCGCACAGCCTCGACGCGGAACGATCGGTGCTCGGGGCGATGTTGCTGCAGAACGACACCTTCCCGGACGTGGCCGCCCTGCTGACGCCAGCGGATTTTTATCGGGACGCTCACGGGCGCATTTTCACCGCAATGCACACGGTGATCGATGACCGGAAGCAAGGGCTCGATTTCATCACCCTCAAAGACGAGCTGCTCCGGCGCGGCGATCTGGACGACGTCGGCGGCCCCGCCTATCTCGCGGCGCTCATCGACGGGCTGCCGCACGGCACCAACGTCGCCCATTACGCCAGCATTGTGCGCGAGAAGGCCCGGCTGCGAGCGCTCATCCACGCCGGCAACGCGCTCGTCGGCGCCGCCTACGAGGCCACTGAGGGCGCCGGCGCGCTCATCGCGAAAGCCGATCGGGCGCTGCTCGACCTCCAGACCGCCAGCGATCGCCGCGGCCTGGTCGGGCTGACGCCAGGGGCGCTCTTTGCGGATCTCGAGCTGCGCGTCGCGACCAAAGGCGTGCTCCGCGGGATTGATACTGGCTTCCCCTCGATTAACGGCGAGACGATGGGCTGGCTGAAGGGCGACCTCATCATCATCGCGGCGCGGCCCTCGATCGGGAAAACGACGTTCGCGGTGAACTCGGCGATGGCGGCGGCCCGGACCGGCAAGCACGTCGCGATCTTCTCGCTCGAGATGCGCCGGATTCAAATCGAATACCGGATGCTGGCGAGCCTCGCCAAGGTGCCGCTCCGCAAACTCCTGAGCGGATATCTCGCGGACGTGGACTATCCGTCGCTCTCGGCGGCCTTCAGCGAGATCGATCGGCTCCCGCTTTACTTCACCGATCGGGCGGGGCTCACTGCCTGGGATATCCGCATGGCCTGCCGGCGATTGCGGAACGAGACCCAGCTCGATCTGGTCGTGATCGATTACGTGCAGCTCATGCCCGGCACGCTTGACCGCCGCGGGGTCACACGCAATGAGGAAGTGACCGACATCAGCCGGCGCCTCAAAGAGCTGGCCGACGAGCTGGCCGTGCCAGTGCTCCTCCTCTCCCAACTCAACCGCGGCGCGGAAGCGCGGCTCGATCCCCGGCCGAAACTTTCAGACCTGCGCGAAAGCGGATCGCTCGAGCAGGACGCCGATCTGGTCTGTTTCCTGCACCGCAAGAATCACCGCGAGGGCGGGGTCACCAACTTCATCATCGAGAAGCAGCGGAACGGGCCGACGGGCACGGTAAATCTGACGCTCGACCGTGACATCACGCTCTTTACCGATGGCGGCGAGGAGCGGCAGCCGACCGAGGAGGAGCTGCAGGCCGAGAAGGACGAGAAAGCGCGCAAAGCGATCCGCCGGCGCGCACGTTCTCATTGACCCGGAAGCGAATTGTGAGCAAGAATCCGCGCGTGCTGTATCTCGGCATCGACAACGGCGCGAGCGGGGCGATCGCCGCGGTGAACATCAACGGCCGACTCTCGCGCGTCGACCCGACGCCGCCGACCGATGCGGAAGTCTTCGCGCTACTCCAGGTCATTCAACTCAACTGCGATGATGGCCTGGTGTTCGCCGTGCTCGAGCACGCCCAAGCGTTCCCGAAGATGGGCGTCTGCTCTGCTTTTACCTACGGCAAGGGTTACGGGGCGATGCAGATGGCGCTGCACGCCGCCGGCATCCCGTTCGATATCGTCACGCCGCGGAAGTGGCAGGCGGCCCTAAGCTGTCTCTCGAAGGGCGACAAGAACGTCACCAAACGCCGCGCGCAGCAGCTTTTCCCTAAAGTGAAAATCACCCACGCCATCGCCGACGCGCTGCTGCTGGCGGAATATTGTCGGCGCACGCGTGAGCATTTACTGTGAAGATTTTCGACGCCGACGACCCGCTGGTGCTCAACGGCACCTACGACCAGGAAGGCTACAAACCGAACGAGCGCGCCCGCATCGCCAAGGCCCGCGCCCGTTCTCTTCAGCAGGAGGATGACAGTATGGCCAAAAAGAAACCCGCAAAGAAAAAGGCGCCGGCCGGTCCGAAGTTCCCCAAAAAATCCCCGAAGGGGAAAAAGGCGCCCGTGTTTCGCGGCGCCGCCAGTCGACGCGCGGCGAAACCCAAGGGCCCGCGCAGTCAGACGCTCCCGGGGATGTCCCAAGTCCGCGACGCGAAGCTGGATCAGATTTGTGAAGATATCGGGGAGGGCCTCGACCAAATCAACGCGGGCACCGAAACGGTGGACGATGGGAAAGCGGCGGCATTGGTCCGACTCCATGCGCGTGGACTGTCAGGGTATCGCCATGCGGGGGTGCGGCTCTCGCTCGTGCCGGGGGCGGAAAAAGTCAGCGCGAAACGCGAGAAGGACCGCGAGGTGACCATCGCGGAGACGGCCGGCTCCACGCAGCAGGTTGACCAGGAACCCGGCGGGCCGGAACCTGGCGCGACTGAAGACGTCGACGGCGATCTCGGCGGCGCCGCGGATCTCACGTAATGGGCGGGAAGCTGCAACGGATGCCGCAGGAAGTCCTGCGGGCGCTCGAGATGCCCGGCGGCTACACCCTGGGCGCGCAAGGGCTCGAAGTGCGTGGCTTCCCCAGCAGGGAACAACACGAAGCCGTCGGCCTGTTCATCGATCGGGTGAACGAGGCCGGCGGCTGGTGGAAAGCGGACTGGCTGAACTACGCCGAGACGCGCGCCGATTGGAAGGACCAGGTCGAGGAGATGGCGCCGCCGAACACCCGCAACCACTACCGCTACATCCGTAAAGCCTTCCCGCCTCATAAGCGGATTACAGGTGTCACCTTCAGCCATCACGCCGCGGTCGTCAACTTCGAGCCGGCGCTGCGCGAGAAGGTGCTGAAGACCGCCGCGACCGAGGACTGGACGACGCGCGAGACGCTGCAGGCCGCCAAACATGCCGCGCAGCACACCCAGACGGTCATCGAGGGCCAGGCGGCCGGCATCTTCGACATCGAGGTCACCGTCCTGGTTACCATCGAGGAGACGACCGCAGGGGCCGCGGAGCGGGTCGCCTGGAAGTATCTCAAGGAGTTTCTGACCGAGCACGGGCTGCCGCCGAAGGCGCTGAAGGCGAAGGTCCTGCTCGCGCGTGCGCGCTCGAAACCCGAGGAGGGGTAGATGCCGGACCAGGCGAAGCTCGTCAATCTGGAATGGTGCAGTCACGCCGAGAACACGCTGCACAGCTTCCGGGTGCTGGGCCAGGTGCCAGCGCGCGGGATGCAGAACGGCCGCGCGAAGCTCACCGACGAGGAGGTCGACGCCATCAGGGCCGCGAGCCTGGCCGGGCACACGCAGCGGAGCATCGCCGCGCGGTTCGGCATCTCACCGGGCTACGTCTGCAAAGTGGCGCGCGGGGACTACCGCCAGTGAGCGGGAAAGAAAACCGGCTGAACGAGCGCGAGCGGCGATTCGTGGAACTTGTCATGGGCGAGTGTGTCGGCAACGCGACGGAAGCCTACTGCCGCGCGTATCAAACAAAGAACCGGAACGCCGCCGGCGTCCAAGCTCACAGGCTGTTAAGGAAGGCTAAGATCCGATTGGCAGTCGAGGCCCGCGTGCGGAAAGACCCAAAGGTCGCGACGCGCGAGCAGCGGCAGGCGTTCTGGACGGAGTTCATGCTGGACGAGAAGCGGGCCGACGCCGTGCGGCTGCGGGGCTCCGAGCTGCTGGGCAAATCACAGGGCGACTTCGTCGAGCATCATGTGCTAGACGCCGGCGAGAGCCTCTACGAGCTGCTCGGCGGCCGGCCGCTGCCGAAGATTGGAGAGCACAAGTGAAGCACGTCCTCGTCCTGGCGCCTGGTGACACCGTGCAGCTCTGCTGGCAGCAGGAGGGGCAGCCAACCATCACCGAAGACCGGAAGATCCCCGGCCCGCCAACCGAGCCGACGACAGACCCAAAGGACTGCACGCACCCCGACTTCTACGCGAACGTCGGCGTCGCCCGCCTCGAAGACTCGGGCAAGTTTCTCGCCGAGGTCCGGGTAAAGTGCAGCGCGTGCGGGATGCCGTTCCGCTTCCTGGGCGTGCCGGCGGGCGTCGCGTTCTACGAGCCGCGGACCAGCATCGACGACCTGGAACTGCGCGCGCCAATCGAGCCCGAGATGGAGAAGCAGCTTCACGGGAGCGCCTCGTTCGAGATGCCGAAGATTCCGGTCCGGCACTGATGCTGACGTTCACCGACGCCACGCGCGACGCCTGGCTGGACCGGCTGCGGGACCTGCTGAAGCAGTGCGACCCGCTCCGGTCGAGCATCATCGAGCACCGCGGCACGCGCGACGATCCCCACAACCCGAACGGCGTCATCGCCGACCTCGAAGCCGGGATGACGATCACCATCGCCCTCAACGGCGGCGCCAAGTGAACCTGATCGAAGCGGCCATCGAGGCGCTGACCGAGCAGCGCGCAGTGAACCCGGCCGTCGTCGACCGCGCCATCGGCAAGCTCCGCGAGGTCCTGGTGTTGCTCGCCACGTCGGAGCCGCTGGTCGTCGACGCGCCGGCGCGGAATAAAGACCTCGACGTCGTCGCGACGACGGGCGGGAAGGTCACCCTTGAAACGGTCGCGCCGCTGCGGTCGAAGGACTACCGCGGCGGCACGTCGCCGGCGAGCGGCCACAGCAGCGCCCCTGGCGCGATGGCGATCCCGATGGGGCGCACGCCCTGGAAGAAACCGTGACGCTGCAGGACCTCGCGCGCGAGCGGCTGAAAATCTGGAAAGAACATCCCGAGGTTATGGTCATCGAGGAGTTCGGCGCCCAACCGGACGCCTGGCAACTCGACGGCCTGCGCGCGTTCCCGCACAATAACCGCCTCGCGTTCAAAGCCTGCAAGGGACCAGGGAAGACCGCGCTGCTAGCCTGGTTTATTCTCAACTTCCTGGCGACGCGGCCTGACTGCCGCATTGGCGCGACGTCCATCACCGGCGACAACCTCGAGAGCAACCTCTGGCCTGAGCTGTCGAAGTGGATGTCGCGCAGTAAGTTCTTCAGCTTACGATTTGCCTGGACGAAGACGCAGATCGTGAGCCTGGAGCGGCCGGCGACCTGGTGGGCGAAGGCGCGCACCTGGCCGAAGAAGGCGAGCGCCGAGCAGCAGGCCGACGCCCTCGCCGGGTTGCACGAGGATTACGCGATGTTCGTCGGCGACGAGGCCGGCGGGTATCCGCAGGGGCTGATGGCGACGGCCGAGGCGGTGCTCGCCGGCGGCATCGAGACGAAGGTCGTCATCGCCGGCAACCCCACGCACCTGGAAGGGCCCCTCTATCGCGCTTGCACGTCAGACCGCGCGCTCTGGTATGTCGGCCAAATCACCGGCGACCCTGACAAGCCGAACGCGTGGGTGTATTCGCCCCGCGTGAACATCGCCCGCCCCGATGGCCGGACCCCGCTCGCCTGGGCGCAGCAGCAGATCGCGAGCTACGGCCGCGACAATCCCTGGGTGAAAATCAACGTGCTCGGGGAATTTCCCGACACGTCCATCAACGCGCTGCTGGGCGTCGAGGAAGTGGAATCGGCGATGCACCGGCATCTACGGCCCGACGTATATGACTGGAGCCAGAAGCGGCTCGGCGTCGACGTCGCTCGGTTCGGCGACGACCGGACCGTCATCTTCCCCCGCCAGGGCCTGGTTGCCTTCAAACCGGTGATTATGCGGAACGTGCGGACTACGGACATTGCCGCCCGCGTCGCCAAAGCGATGTATGCCTGGAAAGCCGACCTCACGCTCGTCGATGATACCGGCCACTGGGGTCACGGCGTTATCGACAATCTGATCACCGCCGGGCTCAAGCAGTGCGTCGGGATTATCTTTTCCGACCCGGCGCTCAATCCCCGCTACCGGAATCGCCGCGCGGAGATGTGGCTCGAGATGGCCGAGTGGGTGAAGCACGGCGGCGCGCTCCCGTTCCTACAAGAGCTGGTCGGCGAACTCGTGACGCCGACCTATAGTTTCGTCGGCGGCAAGTTCGTGCTCGAGGAGAAGGACCAAATCAAGGCGCGGCTCGGGCGTTCGCCGGACCTGGCCGACGCGCTCGCGCTCACGTTCGCCTTGCCCGACATGCCGGCCGACGTGCTGAACCGTCTCAAGCAGCCGCAGACCGTGGCGCACGATTTCGATCCCTACGCGATGCCCATCGCCCCTGAAACCGACTTCGATCCCTGGAGGTAACCATGCCATTGAAACGCGGCCGCAGCCGCGCCGTCATCAGCTCGAACATTCACGAACTCTCGACCTCGCGCACCGCGGCCGGCCGCGCCCGCAACGCGCGCCCGAACGCGCACGCCATCAACGTCGCCATCGCGATGAAGCAGGCGCGCAGACGGAAAGGCCGCCGATGATTGTCCGCCACGTCCGCGCGTATGAAGGCGAGACGGTGATCATCACCTGGACGTATGACGACAAGACGACGCTGGAGATGCCGATCACGGCGCCGCCGGCGGTCGTCAAAGCCGCGCGCCGCCCGCAGGATCTAGCCGATGAACGTCCGCCTCGCGACCCCGCTGCGTGACCGGGCGCGGGTCCTCGAGCTGGCCGCGGCCTTCCTGACGGCGACGCCGTATGGCGCGCTCACGGCGTGGCAACCCGAGGCCGTGGCGACGCTCGTCGATCAGGTCTTCGTGGACGGCACGATTTTCGTCGCCGAACGCGCGCGGCATCAGGGCGACGGCACGCGGCTCGAGACGGTGGGCCTCATCGCGCTGGTGATTCGCCAGCATCCCTTCAACCTGTCCTACTACGGCGACGAGCTGGCGTGGTGGGTCGATCCCACGTCGCGAAACAGCACAGCGGCCTACCGCCTATTGTGGGCGGCGATCGAGTGGGCACGACAAAATCGGCTGAGTGTGCTAAAAATGGTCGCTCCGGCCGGATCGCCGATCGGGCTCGCGTATCTGAGACGCGGGTTCACGCTCGTCGAGACGGTCTACCAACTCACCCTTTAACCAGGAGTGTCACGTATGCCGCCCAAAGGATCCGCCGGCGGGGTTCACGACCCCCACGCCGCCTATCGGCAAAAGATCGACGCCGACATCGACCGACACGACCACGCGATTGATCGCTTCAAAGCCTTCGTGAACGGGGTGCTCGACAACGCGCCCACGATGCGCACGAAAACCATCGCCGAGCAAGACGCGGCGATCGCGGACCTGCGCGCGCATCTCGAAGACGCCTGGAACAAAATCACCGGAGGACGGGCGAAGTAATGGGCCTGGGGGCGCTGTTCGGCGGCTTCGGCAAAAATACCAAAAAGACCTCCGGGCCGGGGGTGCCCCCGATTCTCGCCCCGGCGCCCTCGGCCCCCATGGCGGCACCGGCGCCCCCGGATGCCACGCTCGCCGCCTCGCTCGCCGCCGGCCAGGGCGTCGCGGCCGCGCAACGGATTCGCCGTCGCGCGGCCCTCGGCGCGCAGCCGGTGATGCCCTCGAGCATCGCGACGGCCGCCTCGCTGCAACCGAAAACGCTCCTCGGGTATTAACCCCATGCCAGACCTTTACGAGCTGAAGCCGAAGCGTCAGCGATATGAAAGTCTGCGCGCGGCCCTCTGGCAGACCCGGCAAAGTGGCGGGTTCGATGCGGACTGGCGCGAGCTGGGCGACTACCTGCTGCCGCGGCGGACGCGGTTCTGGACGGGCGATCGCAACAAAGGCGGCAGCCGCAACCAGAAAATCCTCGATTCCACCGGCCGCTTCGCGATGCGGACGTTGGCCTCGGGCCTGCACGCGGGCCTGACGTCGCCGGCGCGGCCGTGGATGAAGCTGACGACGCCGGATCCGAAGCTGGCCGAATTTGAGCCCGTGAAGGAATGGCTGCACGAAGTGACCACCCGGATGCTGACGGTCTTCGCGCAGAGCAATCTCTACAACGCGCTGCCGATTGTCTATGGCGACATGGGCACGTTCGCGACCGCGGCGATGGGCGTGCTGGAGGATTCGGTCGATCTCTTCCGCTGCTACCCCTATCCGATCGGGAGCTACGCGGTCGGCCTCGATCATCGCGGGCGCGTCGGCACCTTCGCACGGGAATACGAACTCAGCGTGCGGCAGACGGTGGAACAGTTCGCGGCCGACATGGCGACGAAGACCATCGACTGGTCGAAATGCTCCACGGTCGTCAAGAACGCCTGGGACCAGGGCAATTACGAGCAGGCCGTGCCGATCGTGCAGATCGTGAAACCGAACGACGAGCAAAACCCGAAGGCCCTCTCCGCCCAATACGCGCTTCCCTGGGCGAGCTGTCACTTTGAAAAGCAAGGCGCCGACGATCGCTTCCTGCGCGAGAGCGGCTACCGCACGTTTCCGATCATGGTGCCGCGCTGGGACGTGAACAGCCCGGAGGATTCCTACGGCACCGACTGCCCCGGCATGACGGCGCTGGGTGATATCAAGCAGCTCCAAATCATGCAACGCGAGAAGGGGAAGGGCATCGCGAAGCAGGTCACGCCGCCAGTCACCGGCCCGACGACCCTCCTGAATCAGACGGTCTCGCTGCTCCCGGGCGGCATCACGTATGCCGACACGCGCGAAGGGATGGCCGGCTTCCGATCGGTCTATGACATCCGCATCGATCTCTCGGCGATGACCGCCGACATTCGGGAAACGCAGTATCGGATTCAACGCGCGTGCTACGAGGATTTGTTCCTGATGCTGGCGAGCCAGGACCAGAGCCGGCCCAGCTCCCAGCCCATCACCGCGCGCGAGGTCGACGAGCGCCACGAAGAGAAGCTGCTCGCGCTGGGGCCCGTGCTCGAGCGGACGAACGACGAGCTGCTCAATCCCCTTATCGATCGCGTGTTCTCGCTGATGACGACCGCCGGGCTGATTCCCGACGCGCCCGACGAGCTGCACAACGTGAAGCTGAAGGTCGAATACATTTCGATTCTCAGCCAGGCCCAGAAGCTGGTCGGCGTCATCGCGCAAGACCGCTTCCTCCAGTCCGTCATCCCGCTCGCCCAGGAGTTCCCCGAGGCCAAAGACAAAGTCAACATCATGCAGGCGATCGACAACTACGGCGAGATGCTGGGCGTGGATCCGCGCGTCGTCGTGCCGACCGACCAAGCCAAGCAGACGGCCGCCGCCCGCGCCCAGGCGCAGCAGGACGCGCAACAGGCCGAGCAGGCGAAGACCCTCGCGCAAGCCGCCCAGCATGCCAGCCAGGCCAAACTCGGCACCGGCTCGGCGCTCGATGCTCTCGCCGCCGGCAGCGGGGCGGCCCCCAACCCGGCCGGACCCAGCCTCCCGTCGCAGATGCCAACGCAGCAAGCGCCGCCGGGGGTGATGTAGGTCATGGCCGAACCGCTCACCGGCAACGCCGGCCAGGAGAAGGACGTCAAGGATGCCCGGCGGATGCAGACCCGTCGCGAGACACGGCGGCGCGAGTTCTACCGCCAGGTCCTGGCGACCCCGGCCGGCCGGTTCGTGTTCTGGGATTTGCTCGCCGACGCCGGCGTCTTCCGATCGGTCTGGTCGAATAGCGGCATGGAAATCCATCGCAATGTCGGCCGGCAGGATTTCGGGCATAAGCTGCACGAGCTGCTGATTCTCGTGAGCGAAGAAGATTATTTGACGATGGAGCGCGAGGCCCGCGCGCTCGCCAAACGCGACGACAACGAAACCCGCGCTGCCCGCACCCCATCGGCTACGGCGGCGCCTTCTGAGGAGACACTCGAATGACCCCTGATCCCGCTCCTGCGCCCGCGCCGGCTGCCCCCGTCGTGCCCGCAGCGCCAGCACCCCCCGCCGCTCCGGTGGCGGTGACCCCTCCCGTGCCTGCACCGCCTGCTCCTGCCCCGGCTCCGCCCGCAGCTCCGGCTGCGCCCGTGGCCCCGGCCAAGTATGAGCTGACGCTGCCGGCTGGCGGGCGCCTGACCGCAGGCGATCTCACACGACTGGAAACTCTGGCCCGCACGAATAATCTCTCGAACGACGACGCGCAAGCCTTCGTGCTCGAGCAGGACGCCGTTCTCAAAGCGCAGGCCGATGCCTGGCATGCCGAGACAATGGCGGATAAGGACCTCGGCGGCGACAAACTCGCCGAGAGCCAGCGCCTCACGCAGATTGTCATCGATCGGATTTTTCCGAAAGGTGATCCGACGCGCGAGCCGTTTCTCGAGTTCATGGCCCGCGGTGGGGCCGGGAACAACATCAACGTCGTGCGGGCGCTGGCCCGCATCGGCAAACTCATGGCGGAAGACGGGTCTGTCACCGGCGGCATCAGCGGCGTGGCGGGCGAGAAAACCCTCGCGCAGAAGATGTATCCGAATCAGAACCCGTAGGGTCCGCTCGAAAGGGTTTCGATCATGCGTAATCTACGACTCGGCTTCTGCCTGTGCCTGGCGGCGATGGTCGCCTTGCTGCAGGTCGACGTCGGCGCGGCATCGGCGGCGCTCGCCGTCCATAGCGCCAGCCCGGGCTGGCTGGACGTCCTCAAACTCGGCGCGCTCTGTGTCGGGGTCGCCCTCGGCACGGGCAACTTGACGCTCATGGATCAGGCCAAACGCCTGGACCCCAGCGGGCGCATCGCGAATATCGTGGAGCTGCTCAACCAGACCAACGAGGTGCTCGACGATATGTCGTTTGTGGAAGGGAACACCCAGACCGGCCATCGCGTCACGGTGCGGACCGGCCTGCCGGCCGTCGCCTGGCGCTTGCTCAACCAGGGCGTCGTGCCCAGTAAGTCCACGACCGCCCAGATCGACGAACAGGCCGGTATGCTCGAAGCCTGGTCGGAGGTCGACAAGGACCTGCTGATGCTCAACGGCAACAGCGCGGCCTTCCGCCTCAGTGAGGCGCGGGCGTTCATCGAGGCCATGAATCAGGAATTTGTGCGGGTCCTGTTCTACGGCAACGGCGGCGTCAATCCCGAGCAGTTCACCGGCCTCTCGGTGCGCTATTCGGCCTCGACCGCGGGCAACGGCGCGAACGTGCTGAAGGCCGGCGGCGTGGGCTCGGACAACGCCTCGATCTGGCTGGTATGTTGGGGCCCGGATTCCATCACGGGCATTTTCCCCAAAGGCAGCCAGGCCGGGCTCATCCATGAAGACTACGGCGAAGTGACGATCGACATGGTCGCCGGCCTGCCGGGCGCGCGGATGCGCGGCATGCAGGAACGCTTTCAATGGAAAGCCGGCATCGCGCTCAAGGACTGGCGCTACGTCGTGCGGATCTGCAACATCGACGTCAGCGACCTGTTGGCGGCGAACGTGAAAACGATCCTGAACTTCATGGAGCAGGCCGGCGAAATGATCCCGTCGCGGATGGGCAAGCCGGTGTTCTACATGAATCGGACGATGCGCTGGATGTTGCGGAAGGAAGTCCGGGAAACGGTCGGCAGCGGCGGCGGCATCACGTTTGAAAACGTCGACGGCCGGCGCATTGCGATGTTCAACGAGACGCCCGTGCGCCTCGTTGATCAGCTTCTGAACTCGGAGGCCCTGGTCCCGTAGTCGGCGAATAGGAAACCCGGAGTTTCCCATTTTCCCTACGTCCAGAGGAGAACACACCATGTTCATCGACAACCTACTCAAGGTCAGCAACGCCCAGGCGTTCGGCGCCGCGGCGGTGTCGACCAATTCGGTCGATCTCGGGCTGCCGGGCGGCGTCGGCACCCCGCTGAAACGGCAGATCGGGACCGGCGAGTCGGTCGGCTTCGGGCTCAATATCACGACCAGCGGCACCGTGGCCGCGACGCTCGTGGAGCTGATCTCGGCGACCGACGCCGCGCTCACCGCCGGCATCCTCGTGCATGCGTCGATCACGATTCCCCTCGCGGCGGCCCTGGCCGGGTCGCTCTGGTTTGTGGGGTTCCCGCCCGGCACGCCGACCCAGCAATTCATCGGCGTGCGACTCACAACGGCCGGCGGCACGATTAGCGCCTCGGCCTGGCTTACCTCCCAGGAACTCTTCTCGATCCTGGCGGCGAGCTACGCGAAGAACTACACGGTGTAGGCGAGCGATCTCGCCTTGCCGGGTTCACGCCGGCGGCTCTTCGGGGTCGCCGGCGCCTTTTCATCAGAAGGAGATCGAGTCATGGCCAGCAAACCGAAAACAACAGCCTCCACCGCGGCGGCGGGATCGCCCGACCCGCTGCCGGCACCCATGCCGAATTACGCAACGGCGGCCTACACGCCGCCGAAGCGGGCCTATCCCGGCCTCAAGGTCCGGGCCATCAAAGACGGCTACTACGACGACAAACTCCGCCGGGTCGGGGATGTCTTCGAGATCAGCGGCGAGCCCCTCGAAGCGGTCATCGATCGGGAGATCGACAACATCCCGGCGACGACCGCCGGCCCCTCCGTGGTGCCGGCGCATCGGGAGACTCTCACCAAGCGCGAGCAGATGATTCTGGCCGCGCACGACAAGAAAGCGACCAAGGTCGACCATCGGGGCACGACCTTGCCGGCGGCGTTTTCGCATAAGTGGATGGAACTCGTCGATCCCTCCACGCCGGACAAGATCACGACCCCGCAGGAAGTGATCAATCGGAAGCACGATGACACCATCAGCAACCTCGGGGGTCAGACCCCGGTGTCACCGGCGGCGCAATCGCTCCCGCAGGGCGACGACAATCCGCTCGGCGACGTGTAGATCAGCAACCGGGGCGCGCGTCGCGCGGACTGGGGAGACACCGCGCGGCGCGCTCGGAGGGTGATCGATCCCGATGGCGAAAACCGTTTTTCTCACCTACGAAATCCATCTCAACGACAGTGCGCAGGTCGCGACGCTGCAGGGCACCACCACGGCGCCCACCGTGCGCCCGCAGATCGTCGCCGGCAAACT